GGGCAACGTCGCTACGGCTAATTTCTCGGACAATCTGGCAAGGTCAAAACGAGAGTTGATTCGCGGGATTCTGACGTGGATACCGATAATCTATGACGCGCCGCGAGTGCAGAGAATTATCAAGCCGGATGGCACGGTGGACCATGTAGGAATTTACAACTCGAAAGGCGGAGACCCGCAGGAAGCCCAGCAACAGGCTCAGGAAGCATTGCAGGACGCACTTGACGCGAAGGCCATCAAGAAAATCTACAACATTGGTGTTGGGCGCTATGACGTAACGGTAGACGTAGGGCCGTCGTTCCAGACCAAGAGGCAGCAGGCGGCAGCGGAGATTCAGCAACTTATTGCCGCCTATCCGGAAATGCTGCATGTCTGCGGAGACCTCATGGTAGGCCAGATGGATATTCCGCTGGCAAAAGAGATCGCAGAGAGAATTAAGCGCACGATTCCGCCGAATATCTTAGGTCCGGAAGATGGATCGGACCCAGAAGAGACTTTAGCGCGGATGCAGAGCGAACTTTCGACGTTAATGCAGCAGCATCAGCAGTTAGCGACCGAACTCAAGAACGCCTCGCAGATAATCCAGACCAAGCAGGTCGAGCAGCAAGGCAAGCTGGCGACCGTCAAGGAGCAGGAAGCCAGCAGGCAAGCTATCGCTCGATTACAGGCGGAGACGCAGGTCACTGTGGCAGAGATTACCACGAAGGCTCAGGCCGCAAGAGAACGCCTGCAATGGGAAATCGACCAGTGGAAGATCCTGCATCAGTCAGCCCATGAAGTCGGAATGCAGGCCGTCGATCAGGAGCACGAGCAGGGCATGGCCGCGCAGCAAGCGGTCACTCAGGCGGATTCTCAGCAGTCGGATCAGGATCATGAAGCGGACATGACGGCGCAGGGTCAGCAACATGAGCAGCAGATGGCGCAGCAGGCGCAAGAGAATCAGCCGGAACCCTAAGAGGTAATGGGGATAGAGGGTGCCAGTGAGTTGGGCCGCCATTACGTTTAGCAAAGTCATAGTCATCCATCTCGGCTGGATCGCCAAAATAGGTATCCAGTAACTCGTCCATTCCAAACCGTGTGTGAGCGTACGCAATTCGAGGATTGGTCTTCCAGCAAAGTAAGTATGGCTCATCTCGCCATTCAGAGGACCAGCAGACAATCAGGGAGCCGTTTTTAGGGGCAGATGCTATCGGCAACCACATGCCCACAAGTTTAGCACCACTCAGTACAAGATTCCATGCGAAGCAGCTTCAGTGGGCGGTTTGACTCGCGGCCCGCGTGCGACGTGGAATTCTACGTTTGGCGGCAAGCAACATTGATGGTAAGTGTCGCCCATCCAAATCCCGCGTTCTGGGATTGATTTCGTGATCGCGCAATCGCACTGGCTCTGGTTGCAGCCATTGCACAGAAATATAAAATTGTCGAACATGCGACCGATTTTAGCACCACTCCAGCCCACGGGTAGGCTTAATTTGCCCGGTAAAAATCCAGGAGAACAATGCCTGACTTTATCGTAGCTTCCACCACTGCCACTCAGGAAGAAGTCGATCATGCTGTGTCTGAAAACTGGCGTGAACGAGTTCCTAACCCCGAAGTAAAGCCGGAAGTTAAACCAGAACCGACTGAAACAGTGGAACCCGAAACACCCGCGACCGCTCAGGAAACTGAGCAGGTTGAAACCGAATCCGCGCCGGAAGCGGAGACTACGCAGGAGAAACCGAAGAGCAAGGGCGGCTTTCAGAAGAAAATCGACAAACTCACAAGGGAAAGAGGCGAAGAGAAAGACCGGGCCGACAGGCTGGAGCAACAACTGTCGGAATTCCGCGCAAAGTTTGACGCTATCGAGCAGCGTTTGGCCCCAAAAGCTGAGACGCCGCAAGAGAAGCCGAAAACCGAGATTGCAGGCAAGCCCCTTGAGAGTGAGATTGGGACCAAGTACAAGGATTGGACCGAGTACAACGAGGCCCTGATCGACTGGACAGCCGAGCAGAAGATTCAAGCCAGACTCGCCGAACGCGATCAATCCGCGCAAGAGCGAGAGGCGAAAGAAATTGAGGAATCACGAGACGCAGGTTACAAAGAGGCTGCTACTAAGTTCCAAGAGGAAGTTCCTGATTTCAATGAAGCCGTGAACGCTGCCGCGAAAGCCGGCATGAAGCTCCCGGTCCCAATCATTGAACTTATCAAAGAACTGCCAAATGGCCCCGCTGTGACCAATTATCTTGTGCGAAATCTCGATGAGGCGCTTGCCTTGGTGCAAATGTCTCCGGCGATGGGATTCGCCGCAATCGGGAGAATTTCTCAAGGTCTGGAATCGGAAGCCAAGCCTAAAGCTGTAACTCCTGCCAAAAAAGTCGTGAGTACCGCACCCCCGGCCCATAAACCAGTGACGGGGGCTTCCGCGAGAGGCACTTTAACCCTCGAAGATTTGAGCAAGCAGGGTACCGATGACTACATCCGTGCCCGCAAAACTCAGATCGCGCAGCGTGACAAGGCCCGGTACTCTTAGCCGCTAACGCGGATGGCAGAATCCGAGAGACCCTTTGAATACCCTTTTAACACCGCTGATGATTACTCAAGAAGCTCTGATGATTCTTGAGAATGAACTGAATGCGGCCAAGCACTTTGATCGCCAATACGACGACAGGTTCGGAGTCGAAGGCGCGAAAATCGGCAACATTCTCAACCTCCGTAAGCCGCCTCGATTCCTTACGTCCTTGGGGCAGGCTCTTCAGTTGGAAGATGCGACTGAAACCAGCGTACCTCTTGTCCTGACCCAGCAACGGCAGTGCGCGATTGCGTTCACTTCGCAGGAACTTGGCCTCCAAGTCGATGACTTCTCGAAGCGATTCATCCGCCCGCAGGTGGCCACCATGTCGAACATGATCGACTACGACGCCTTGGGCCAGTATGTGAACGTCTACAACGAAATCGGCACGCCGGGAACAGTACCCTCGACGCGGCTGATTTATTTGCAAGCCAATCAACGGCTGAACGAAGAAGCTGCACCCTTCAAGGACCGGGTAAACATCATGTCGCCCGCGCAAAATACCAACTTGGTGGATGCGCAGGCAGGCTTGTTTCAAGCCTCGGACAAAATCCGCGAACAGTACAACTCAGGCCGTCAAGGTCTCGGTTTGGGCGTGGATTCGATGATTGACCAGAACGTGCGCCTCCAGACAGTCGGGAAGCAGGGCGGGTCTCCAGTAGTCAACGGTTCCGGCCAGACAGGAAACTCGCTCATCACCAACGGCTGGACGGCGAACAATGCAGTCCTGAACTTGGGCGACGTGATTTCCATTGGGACCCTGACTTCGGGCGTTTTGGCGGTGAATCCGCAGAATAGGCAGTCTACCGGAGCGTTGCGGCAGTTTGTTGTGACCGCAAACGTGACGGCAGATGGCTCGGGTAACGCAACGATCCCGATTTCCGGGCCTTCCGGCTTCGGCATTGTGACCGCAGGACCGTTCCAGACGGTGACTCAATCGCCGACTACGGGAATGGTTATCAACGTTCAAGGCGCTGCCTCGACCAGCTCGTTGCGCGGCTTGATGTTCGTCTCTGATGAAGCTTTCGCTATGGGGTGCGCGGACTTGCCTCTCTACGGCGGAGTGGACATCGGAGAACGAGTGGCCTCCAAGGAAATCGGCATGTCGATCCGCATGATTCGCGCCTACGACATTTTCGAGGACCGGGCACCGTGCCGCTTAGACGTTTTGTACGGGTTCGTCACGAAATATCCCGAATTGTGCGTGCGCATCGCGAATTGAGTTAGCAGTAAGAATAATGATATACTGTAGCCACAAGGAGATAGAACTCTTATGTGGTTATACAAGCTAACTCACAGGCGAAGCGCCAAAGCTTACATCGGAACCAGTGTCAATGCAATCAGCAAACGAGTCAGCCGCCATCTGTATGCAGCGAAATGTGGTCGCAAGGATATGGCGATTGCGTGTGCCATCCGCAAGCACGGGATGGATGCATTTTCAATCGAATGTATCGGAGAATCGAGCGACTATGAAGAACTCCTGCGGATGGAGGCTGAGGCGATCAAGTCTCATGGGACACTTGCCCCTAACGGTTACAACATTACCGATGGAGGCAAGGGAGCGCGACGGGTATGCTCTCCTGAAACGCGGGCTAGAATTGCTGCCCGTGCCTTGGAGTCGTATCGCAACAAAACTCGCGAACCTTGGAACAAAGGCAAGAAAACTGGACCCCTGTCGGACGATATTCGGAAGAAACTTTCCGACGCCAGTTCGAGGAAGGGGAAGCCAGCATGGAACAAGGGGATGGCGCACAGTGAAGAGACTAAAAGGAAAATGCGCGAATCTGCTCCCAAGGGTTCTGATCGGCACAATGTGCAGCCCCTGGAATTCAATGGCGTCGTGTATGAATCCATGCGGGCAGCTTGCAGAGGCACAGGGTTAACGATACAAAACCTTGTCACTAGCCTGAAAAACGGAATAGGCAGGAAACTGCTAAAGGAGACTTTGAATGGCAACAAATTTGACTAGCACGACACTCACCGCGCTTCTGAACTCGGGGCCAAATGCACAGAACAACGTCATTATGGCCTCAGTGACAGGAATGGCGGCTCCTACGG